GTGTAATAGGTGATGAAGCACATCTATTCAAAGCAAAGTCTTTAACATCACTCATGGGTAAACTCCACGATTGTAAATATCGTATTGGTTTTACTGGTACACTAGATGGTGCTAACGTCAACCAATTAGTATTGGAGGGAGTTTTCGGTAAATGTTCAAAGGTCACTAAGACTGCTCAACTAATGAAGAAAGGATATCTTTCTAAATTAAAAGTAAAAATTATATTGATAAAACATTCAGATAAAATATTTGAAGGGTATCAAGATGAAATGGATTACCTAGTTGAGCATGAACCACGAAATAAATTTATTAAAAATCTAGCAAAAGATTTAAAAGGAAACACATTAATACTATTTAACTACGTAGAAAGACATGGGTTGCCTTTGTTTAATATGATAAATAGTGATACAGACAAACCTGTGTATTTTGTACATGGAGGGGTGGACACGGAAGACAGAGAAGAGATTCGATGGTTGACCGAGAGAGCAGATAATTCTATTATCGTTGCATCCTATGGTACATTCAGTACAGGTATTAACATTCGTAATCTACATAATGTTATTTTTGCTTCTCCTTCTAAATCTCGCATACGTAATTTACAAAGCATTGGACGAGTACTTAGGAAAGGAGATAATAAATCCAAAGCAACTCTATATGATATTGCTGATGACATATCCACTGACAAGGGAAACAATTATACATTGAATCATTTGTTAGAGAGAGTCAAAATTTATAATGAAGAAAAATTTGATTATGAAATCATAGATGTCAAACTCAAGGATGATTAGTTACGCAAAACATGAAGAAGAATTTCACGGAGTTATCAAACTCGTAAGTGGAGAGGAGATACTTGGTAAAGCTGTTCTCACAGACGACCACGGTGAAAGTTTATGTTTTATACAAAATCCTGTTGCTGTTCAAATGATTGAAAGAGATTTAGAAGGTAATAGATTGGGGAGAGGTATTGGATTTTCTAGGTGGATGCAATTATCTGATGAAGATTTTTATGTAATTAGAGAGAAAGATATCTTAACAATATCTGCTATGTCTAAAGAGTGTATATTCATGTATGAATCCTATCTCAAGGGCGAGACCACAGATTCAAGGAATGAAAAAATGGAACAGGAACCCAGTAAACATCTGGGATATTTAGGTTCTATTGATCAAGCAAGAAGACTATTTGAAAAAATTTATATAAACCCTAGTAAAGAATAATATATATTCAGAAACCTCTACACGGTTTAGTGTACAGCAAATTGACAAGTTTGTCAAGTCCTGCTATAATAAAGTATCCAAGAGGAGAAATATGGCTGCACGAGCGAGCACCAAGAAGAAGCAACACTATGTTGATAACAAAAAATTTCTTGAGGCTATTATAAAGTATAAAGAAAAAGTTGATATTGCTAAAGTGAAGGGTCTTCCCAAACCTCGCGTCAACAATTATATTGGTGGATGTTTTCTAAAGATAGCAACACACTTATCATATAGACCAAACTTTATTAATTACATGTATAAAGATGATATGGTTTGTGATGGTATAGAAAATTGTATACAATACATTGATAATTTTGATCCTACTAAATCTAGAAATCCATTTGCATATTTTACTCAGATAGTGTATTATGCATTTCTAAGACGTATAGCAAAGGAGAAACGTCAGATGGATATTAAAGATAAGATTCTAGAGAAATCTGGATACGATCATGTCTTTAGTGTTGACGGAGACGCAAGTGCAGACTATAATCAAATTAAGAACAGAGTGGAGATGAATCAAAAGCGATGAAAATATTGCTGATAAC